TCCAACTTCACCTGCGATCGCACCGGAAAGAGCTTTGGCTCTGTCGACTCCTGGGGGCCGGACAAAGTCCTCGTCATTGACTCCCTCACCGGGCTCAGTCTTTCCGCTATGAACCTCGTCACCGGAAGCAAGCCGGTTAAGTGTCTCGCCGACTGGGGTATCGCCATCGACAACTTGGAACGCCTCCTGACCAAGCTCTGCGTCGATACCAAGTGCCACTTCGTTCTCATCGCTCACCTTGAACGCGAAGTCGACGAAGTCACAGGCGGGACCAACCTCATGGCCAGCACCCTCGGCCGTAAGCTTGCCCCGAAGCTTCCCCGCTTCTTCTCCGACGTAATCCACGTAAAACAAACCCAGGGTAAGTTCCTCTGGTCCACCACCACTTCCAACGTCGATACCAAGACACGGAACCTGGCCCTTTCCGAAGCCCTCCCTCCCAGCTTCGTCCCCATCATCACTTCATGGAAAAAGCACCAGCCCGAACAAAAGGCTTGACAAGCTGTAATTGATTCCGTAAAGTACGCATTCCGGTTCGGGGGCCACCGGGTCCAAGTCCCCCAAATTCACCATCCACCTCTAGGAGCCTCACCATGTCAGCATTCAATCCCGATACCTTCCTCAACACCGAAACCGATTCCGCCAACTCCTCCACCTACACCCCTGTCCCGGAAGGCGAGTTCAACGCCGCTATCAAGGCGATCAAGCCTCGCGTCCTGACCGATGGGCGCGCCATACTCGACGTAACCTGGACTGTCGATGACGAGATCGCCCGTAATGAAACTGGCATGGCCGAGCCGTCTGTCCGTCAGACCCTCTGGCTGGACACCACCGAGTCCGGTGGCCTGGACTTCGGCAAGGGCAAGAACGTTGGCCTCGGCCGTCTCCGTGAAGCCGTTGGCCAGAACCAAGCTGGTAAGCCCTGGGCACCGGGTATGCTGGTTGGCCAGGTTGCAAAGGTCAAGGTCGGTCACTCCATCGACAAGCGTGACGGTGTCACCATCAACGCCGATGTTAAGGCTGTTCTCCCACTCTAACCAAGGAGTAACATCATGACAAAATCCATTCTCCTTTCTCTCCTGCTGGCGGCCCTCACCGCCTGCAATTCGGCCCCCGTAACCCCTCCTGGCCCGGACATGACCCCGATCTGCAAAGATAATGCAGTTCCGGGCCAAGTCGGCTGCTACGGCCAGGGCGGCGGTTCGGCCTAACCCTCCAGTCGAGGTGGGACTGTCTCCCCCACCAACGACCTTTTAAGGGAGAGCGCTTCGGCCTCTCCCTATTTTTTGCCCAGGAAACCTCCCATGTCCACCTTACCACAAGAAGTCAAAGATCGTCTTGCCCAGGACTTCAACACGGAAGAGCCGGTCCCAGTCCGGGCCTCTTCTCTCCAGATCGCCGGTTCCCACTACAAGGACCTCGCCATCCAGCCCGCCTACTTTTCCGAGATGAACAAGCTCTCCTTCCTTGAAGGGAGTGTGGTCAAGCGAGTCTGTCGCCACCGCACCGCTAAAGGGGCTCAGGACATTCGCAAAGCTATCCATGAACTCCAGCTCATCCTCGAATTCTCTTACGGAGAAGCTCCATGAAAACCATCCCCCTTTCCTCCCTTCTTATTCCGGAAAACCGTCAGCGCCGTGTCTTCGACGAAAAGAAGCTCCAAGAGCTCGCCGAGTCCATCATGTCTAAAGGATTATTCCATCCTCCAGTAGTTTATTTCGACGGTGAAAACTATACCCTCGTGGCTGGTGAGCGCCGCACTCGCGCCATCCAATCCCTTGCCGCTATCGACGTGGGCGTTTCCTGCGACGGCCACAGCTTCCCAGCAGGTACACTCCCCATCACCCTCCTTGCCGATCTTGACCCCTACTCTAGAAGAGAAGCTGAGCTAGAGGAGAATGTAATCCGTGATGACTTGACCTGGGCCGACAAAGCTCGCGCCATTGCCGAGCTCGACTCCCTCCGCCGGGACCAAGCCGCGGACCTCAGCCGCCCACATTCGGCCCGCGACACCGCCTCCGAGATCATCGGGCGAGAAGCTGTAGGTAGTGAGATTACCAAGGTCACCGAGGCTGTAACCATAAGTCGCCACCTGCACGATCCGGAGGTAGCCAATGCTAAGTCCCAAAAAGAAGCCCTTAAGGTTATCAAAAAGAAGGCTGAAGCTGCTCATCGAGAAGTCCTCGCGGCTAACTTCGACATGGCCAAGACGCCCCATACGCTTGCGCATGCGAGTGCCTTTGACTACGCTCGCGATCTACCTACGAACGCCTTCGACGTTATCCTAACCGACCCTCCCTACGGTATTAACGCAGACGGCTTTGGCTCGATGGCGGGGACGGAGCACGCATACGAAGACACCCCCGACTATGGCCTGGACTGCTACAAGCTCGTCGCCCAGGAAGGTTTCCGCATCGCCAAGGACAAGGCCCACTGCTACGTCTTCCTAGATCCGCGCTTCTGGCACGCCGTCTCCTTCGAATTCGTCGTGGCGGGCTGGAACGTCTGGCCAACCCCTCTCATCTGGAACAAGGGGAATGGTATGCTGCCCAAGCCTGAGCACGGTCCCCGCCGTACCTACGAAATGATCCTCTTCGCCACCAAGGGAGAGCGTAAGGTCCTAAAGGTTGCCCCTGATGTTATCACTTGCCCCCTTGTCCTTGAGCGTGATCACGGAGCTCAAAAACCTGTCCTTCTCTTCACTGACCTTCTTGCTCGATCTGCCCTTCCTGGAAATACTGTCCTTGATCTTTTTGCTGGTTCTGGTACGATTTTTCCAGCCGCCAACCGCTTAAAGCTCATCGCTACCGGTTGCGAAATTCACGAGCCGTACTACAACCTGGCCCTCTCCCGGCTCGAAGAGTCCGACGACCTGGCCGATATCCTCCCCCGGGACCTACTCCTATGACCACGCCCCCTCTTCCCAGAATTGGGGGCTTCGGCCCCACCTCGGCCAAGATCATGATCGTTACGGAAGCCGCCACCGCCGACGACATATGGAAGGGCTATCCGCTCGCCGGCACCACTGGCGACTTCTTCGCCAAGCTCCTCCACGAGGCCGGTATCCTCCGGTCCGAGTGCTACATAACCACCGTGCTGAAAACGCGCCCACCTGGAGATAACCTTCGTGCCCTATACACTCAAACCAAATCCGCGGCGCAGAAACTTGGACTGGGCCTGGTACAATCGGAGACGTGGGTCCACGCCAGTATCCCCCCCGCGATTGAGGCTCTCCATAACGAGATCAAGCTTGTCCGACCGCTTACGATCATTGCTCTTGGCGATCTGGCAATGTTCGCTCTTACTGGCGTTTATGGGTCTGTCGACACTTGGCGTGGGAGTCATCTCGAATTACTTTTTCCGCTAGACACCCCCTGCACCGTCATCCCTACCTACCCTCCCGCTGCCCTATACAAGCAGTGGGCGGTGAAGGGCTTTTGCGTTCGGGATTTGCAGCGGGCCAAAGACGTGGCCTCCCGTCCAGAACTCTACACATACCCGGCTTACCAGTTCTCCATCCGCCCAACCTTTGAGCATACCCGCTCGATCCTGATCTCGCTCCTCGCCGAGGTTTTATCTGGGAAACCTCTCCCCCTTTCCGTCGACATAGAAACCATCGCTCGCCGGATAAGTTGTATCGGCTTGGCCTGGAACGTACGCGAGGCAATCTGCATCCCCTTCATGACCCTCGACGGGCACTACTGGACCGAGGAGGAGGAAATCCAAATCTGTTTCCTTTTGAAGGAGCTGCTAACACATCCCCTTTGTCGGGTAATCGGCCAGAACTTCAACTACGACAACCAGTACTTCGCTCGTTACCTGGGGTATCTCCCTAACCAGTCTTTCGACACGATGATCGCTCAGCACGTGCTGTTCCCCGGCATCCCCAAGGCGCTCGACTTCCTTTCCTCCATGTATTGCCACTGGCACCGTTACTGGAAAGACGAGATCAACGACTACACCCGCCTACCGGAAAACATGGAGCAGTACTGGACCTACAACTGCAAGGACGTTTGCGTCACCTTTGAAGTGGCGATGGTGCTGGAAAACCTCCTCGACCAT